AGGTATCGCAGTTCATTGTCTTGTCGCCGTAGTCTTCCGACTCAACGTGGATGACAGTGGCGCAATGCGGGCATTTGCATTCGTCCTGGCCGCGATAATCCCACTCGTAATATTCGCTCTCGGCTACCTTGGCCAGCGCGGCGGCTTTCGCAGCGGCGTCTTCTGCGTCCTGGCAAGGTTTGCAGGTGAAGCCGTCAGGATGGCCCCACGGTGTTTCCGTGAGCTTCGAGCGGTGGGTGCTGCACAGTCGGCAAACGTTGTGCTTATCGCACACCACGTAGCTGTACTTCTCACCGGTTCCGTTGCACTTGGCGCAACCAGAAACCCAGTACCAGGCGCCATCGATTCGCTCGGCGTACAGGCCGTTTTCCGGGGGGCGCAGGCTGACTTCAGGCAGGTCAGTAGTGGTGCGGTGAAATCTGTGATGATCCGCCCCGTTCCACACGTTGAGACTGCCGTTGCGCTGGCGCTGGGTCCACTCACCCGGGATCTCCGTGATCAGGATCTTCGTGTTCTTGTCCATTGATTATCTCCAGTCAGGCGCCGCCCTCCGGTTACCGGATGCAGCGAGTAGGGTGGGTTAAGCGGGCTCGATAATTTCGTCGCCCGGGTCTTTCTGGATGGCGAGTAGGCTTTTATTGCGGAATTCCCGCGCCACGTTTTCGGATATCTGGATTTTGTGGCGCGGCGGATCAAGCAGGAATGTGGCTTTCGAGCCCAGTGCATGCAGGTGATGGATCATCAGCGTCATCGCCTCGCCCTGCTCAGTAATGCCTGACCACTCCATCAGGTCGGCCAGCGCCTGGCGTGTGCCTGGGCGCACCCTGAGCCTCAATTCCTCTTCGGCATTCTCCACGCGCTTCCTGGCAGTTTTGGCCGAGCGTTCCTGCACAGTCTTTGCCATGACCTACCTCTTCTATTCCGCTGGCCGGCAGTGCGAGCCAGGTTTGACGTTTGCGTTGCGGTACCACGCGCTTGACCTTGCTCATGGGTGGCACACCTCCATCAGGTGGGTGCGTGCTCCGGTGTAAGGCTTAGCCTGCAAACGCTGCTTGGGCATTGAGTAAACTGCCCAGGCTTGCTTGCTACACGAGGCCATCATCGCGGCGTATTTGATGACGCTGAGTGCGTCAGTCGATTCGCGAGCGTGCATGTCCGTCTCCCGATCAGCGCATCAGTGCCTTTCGAACGAATGGGTCGAGGTCGTTTTGCTTCAGCAACCAGGAGCGGTAATCGCCTGGCAGGTCGGAAATTGCCATGCCTTTGTGCTTGCTGAAACTAATGATGGTTGGAATGCGCGCCTCCTCCGACTGAAGCCACAAATCATCCCAGCCATTAACTGGTCGTCCCAGCTTGTCACTTAGCGCCCAAATGATCTTGGTCAGCAGCAGGCGGCAGTTTTTAACATCGTCTAGCGCTGCGTGGGCGTTGCGAAGTAGTGTCGGTGCTTCGCTTCGGTAGTGCAGGTAGATCATCGCTGACTGGGTGTGTGAATCCGCGTGAGGCCAGAGCATGGAGCTGAGCGCCTTGGTACAAATACGCTTCACATCGGGCTCACCAATTACGCGCCAGTCGTAGTCTACGTTGTGGCCGATCATGTATTGGGTGTCTGCTGGCATAGCGAACGAGTCATGCGGCGGGCAGTCGACCAACTCTTCATCAAGGATATGGCTTGTTGCCAGCGCGCCAAGCTCAATTGGTTTTGCTGGCTTGTAGCGCTGCAAGAAATGCTCAGTAATCGGCAGCCCGACGATTGATCCGATTTTCAGCCATGCGGCCTCTACCAATTGAGGTGCTACGAGGCCGGTTGTTTCAGAGTCGAAGATATATGCGGTCATGAATGAGTCTCGGCAAATGGTCAGAATGGGATGTCTTGATCGTATTCTTCAGGACCGTCAGCCATCGGTCCGCTTTGATGTTGAACGCCTTGCAGGGCTTGAGCTGTGCCTTTAGGCCTGCGATCAACTACTGGGCGCTTCATTACTTGCTGAACCATTTTTTCAAGCTTGGCCGGACTGGTGCAGCGCGGATCAAGGATTTCTGATGCGGTTTTTTCAGACTCAGCGCTGAATGGTGCAAAAATCGCGGGTCGCTCCATACCGGTAATACTGTTCTTCTCGATTTCCATCTGGATCAGCAATCCAAGTGGCTTACCACAAAGCTCCTTAAAGCTTGGTACCGATACCTTCACCCGAGAGCTACTATCCTTATCCCACTTTTCAATCTCCATAGGCTGCGGCGCCCCAACGGTACGCAACTTAAGGCAAGCCATGATGGCGTTCATGAGCGCATAGCCGCCGTCGTTCTTGGTGCCATGCTGATAGCTCAGGTTGAGGTAAAATTGAGCCTCGGCACCCTCACGCGTTTTGTATGTGAAACCGATCCCGGTAGAGCCGGTGTCCTGCTTTTCCATATATTCGGCGCGATTAAATGCACCAAGGTATTTTCCGGCCTCATCAATGAAGGCTGACTTATTGTCAGCCGACCGGGCGGCGTTTGCGTCGAGGTTGAACATTTCAGAGTTCCTTATGCGGCTTTAGGGGCTTCAAATTGGTAGTAATCACAGATGGCTGCGTCGACAGCGGCCAGGTCGTTGTCGATCATGTCGTCATCAAACATCCCCATCGGGGCCTTGGTGGTGTCTGAGCCGTTGTTGCGCGTTGCGAAGTAGTGGTGGCCGTCCTGAACGATTGCCCGTAGGCAAATCGTTACAAGGCCTTCCAGCGTGATCTTGTCGTCGAGCATCTTGCCGACGGTTTTCATCTTGATTTGCCCGGTCTCGCTTTCCTCTGTGTGGCTGAGGATGTAGACCCGAACGTCATCAGGCAGCTTGAGGAGAGCGTCGAACACGTCCCAGGTATGACGGCCGATGTCGTTGAACTTGTCGTAACCTTTTTCCTGGCTGCGGCGCATGAACTCGTTGGCCAACACGTACTGGTAATCGTCGATGACGATCACCTTGCGGCCATTCGATTCCGCCTTCTTGCTTGCCTGGATGATTTTTGCGTGGTCATCGGTGACATATGGCTTCCAGTTGGCCGCTCCCTTAAATGGGAGGCGTTTGCCGATCACCTGCACCAGCGCAACTTCGGCAGGGTTCAAATTGCGCAGCGACGTACTCTTTCCGCTGCCGGACTTGCCGAGAATCAAAACGACTGTTGCCATGGCGGCGACCTCAGTTTGGTTGGTTGTCCCACTGCTGCTGAATGCGGGCTACTTCTTCCTCATACTCCTTGCGCTGATCGCCACTGAAGCGATCAGGCGAGAAGCTTCCTACTGTTGCCCAGTCATGCCAGGCTGCCATTGCGGGGCTCATACGGCTCTCCTATGGCTAAGACCCATCAGTTGGGCAGCCTGCGCCATGGTTTGCGGCTGGATCACACCGAGGTTGCTGGCTACTCGCTTGAGCACCACCAGGTCATCCAGCGTCCGCGCTTTGTCGATATAGCCGGCCAGCGTCACCAGCTTCGACTTGCTGTCTGTCAGCGCCATGCCCAGGTGCACAATGCTGAGGTGGCGAACGTCCCGACCTACCGCAGTGCTGACCGACTCGAAAACCTGCTCCAGCTTCTTCTTGGCGTAGTTCGCCTCGACCTGTGCGCGCTTTCGATCATCGACAGCCGCAGCAAGTCTGGCCTCCAGGGCCAGCACCAGTTCAGCCGACTCGCCAAGCTGTTCGATGCGCTCCCGCTCCGCCTGGCGATGGGCTGCATCGAGTTCTTCGCGCTCGATCTTGGCGGTTGGCGCTGCGTGGGCAATCGTCCGCAGATCGGCCGCCGAGAGAGGTGATTTACTTTCTTGAGACATAGAGCCTCCATCACGGCAACAGAAGGCGCCGCGCTTGGTATTCGGAAGGTTTTAGGCGGCAGTAGCGTGAGAGGGCTTGTAGTCGGCGTAGATCTCGTCGATACGAGCCTGAAACTCTCGCTGCTCGGTATCACTGATAGCCCGCAGAAGGAAGGCCAGGGTAATCGCCGAGCGCGCTGCGGAGCTGGCGTTGGGTTTCCCTACATCTCTGCGAAGCTCAGCAAGTTCGGCATTGATCCACCCTACGGCTGTGTCATGGTCACGCTGCTTTAGGCTCACTTGCTACGCTCCGACTCCAGGCGCCGAGCGAGCGCACAGGCTTCGTTGTGGCTACGGTGGAAGCCCATAACCTTGTCGGTCCGGGTATCAACCACATGGAAGAAGTCGCGGCCAGCCGGCTTGACCACCATCCGGAAGGCGACCACTGGCTCAGGCCGGCCGATCAGCCGGTACAGCTCAATGGTGGCGAGACGGGAACGCTGATGCAGGCCGTCGACGATGTCGCGGCGTGTTTGGATGCTTGGGTGCATGGTCGCCTCCAGGGTGGCGTTATTCGGTGGGCGGGGCTGGGAGTGGTTGCCAGTGGGTGGGTTCGTACTCGTCACTGGCATCGCTTTCGTTTGCATCCCATTCGCCGATAGCGTTGAAGTAAAAGCCGTAGCAGGCCGCCCACATCCAGCCGTCTGTGCTGGAGCCGCGCTCGCCGACGATCATGATGTTCTCGGGCATACGCAGCCAAACAGGCGTGTCCAACTCGGGTAGCCTGTCGCTTACCTTGATCCAATCGCTCATGGCGACCTCCAGTGTTTGGGGTTAGGCGGAACGCGGGTTATGCGTCCTCTACAAGGATCGAAAACGACTGACTCAAAACCAGTTCATGCTTTTCCGGGTCGCGCTTCTTAAGCATCCCCATAGCGATGGAAACTGCTCGCGGCGCCTGATAGCAGTTCACCTGCACAACTGCCATTTTGTTGCCGTCTTTGTCGCTGAAATTCACCAGCCAGTTTTGCGCCATGACTCTCTCCATTCGTTGGTTCACCTGTATTCGTCAACACACATGCCTCCCGCTGGTTGCCGATGGGCGCGGGGTGAGGGCTGACGGGTAGAGGCGCGTAAAAAAGCCCAGTCGAAACCGGGCTTTTCCCTCTTTACGTACAAGCCTGCCGGGCGCATGAGGCGTCGGGCAGATATTGGCTAGTCCATGATGAAACCCTCCGTTGTTCGCTCACTGGGAAGGCAGTGGCCACCTATGGAATGGGTGCAGATGCCCGGTGCTGATCTCCGGGTTGGGTGTGAAGTGTCAGGTTCAACCGAGCCGATCAACCGAGGTCCGTCGGCGCCCCACTTGCGAGCCTGCGTCGTTGCCCATCAGCCTGGGCGTGCATCCGCATCCCGCTGCGCACTCTGTGAATGCACAGGAGGATGGTTCAGGCGACAATTCGAATGCCGCGACTCACCTTTGGCACCATGGTGATGTGGCCCTTCTTAGCAAGAGCTTTTAGGTGCTCATCCACGCCGTTTGGCGACGCTATACCAAGATCCTTTGCCAGCTCGGCCCGAGTTGGCGGCCAACCGTTTTCAGATATCCATTTTTTCAGCGCTTCCAGGACGACTTTCTGTCTAGGCGATGCTTCTATTTTCATTTCCTGATCTCCGTTGATTTCCAATGCCGCCTCATAGAAGCGGCATCAGGAATCTGTGGGTCATGCTGGTTTGAAGTTGCGCAGGAAGTCGGCCTGCTTGCTGCTACCGAAGATCGCTCGACCCTCGATCTGGTACTCAAGGATGCCGAAGGGTTTTCGCTCAAGCACCACGACCACACGCCCCTTGCTGCCAACCCAGCGACTGTTGATGGCTACTGCCGGGGCACTCACGCATCAATCCTTCGCGCTAGAATTGAGCTGAAGTTGATATAAATCGCTGAGCCACTTCTCATGACTACTTCGGGCTTTTCCTCGGGGTCGCGACCCTCCCATAACGCTTCTTCAAATGCGTCACATGCCTGCTGTTCATCGTCGGCAAGAATTGCGAATGTGGTGTCTTCGTCGGCGTGCGGGATGCGCCCAGAGACAACCCAGAGGCTGCCGCCCTCGCTTGCAACTAGCGGCGGAACACAGGTTTTGTCGATTTCGAACTTCACAATGAATCCCTCATCCGGTTGTCGTCCCAAGCAGCCCTCGCGAGAAGGCTGCTCAGTGATGCTTTCCGCCGTGACCCGCTACTGGCGTCGGTCACCGGCTTGAATCAATGTGGTCGCATGTTTTTACAGGGGCATGCTCCCTGTTTCCTCGCTTTCCACAGTCGAGGGAAATCCATATGCTTCGGCCTCCACAGTCGAAACAAGGAATGTAGTAATGGCGGAATTCTTGGTGCGGGTTGAAATCTTTAAAGCTAACAGCGAGGAATACACGGGGCTGCACGAAGGCATGGAAGCGCTTGGTCTCAAGAGAACAATCCAAGGTGACAACGCGATAAGCAAGCTTCCCCCTGGCACTTACTACGGAACAAGCCATCTTGATGTGGAGGCATTGAGGGAGCGAGTCAGAGTGGTTTCTACGCCGTTTTCTCTGCCTAGAGACCCGGTGATTGTCGTCTCTCAATCCTCAGCGTGGTCAGGATGGCTTGAACCTGCTTGAGATGAACCGCAGGATTGACCTTTCCTTCCCTTTGGCATGCAACTGGCGTACTCCACAAGCAATCCGATAACGCCAGTAAAGGCATCGTCAAAAGTCATGCTTTCGTCCGTCGCAATCCCCTGAACAATCTGACGAACTCTTTCAATCTGCTCTTCGTTCATCTCACTCTCCTGCTTTCCGCGTGGTCCTGAGTAGGACCACCTGGAGAGCATCCGACTTGAATTTGGTGCCCGGATATTTACCCACGCCGGGCCGTGGTAGCCTCTCAAGTCCCTACAACCGTTGAGGCAATAACATGGAAGCTGCAAAACCAAAGTGTCCTGGGTGCGGAGTCGAAGGGCTTGGCAACATCGCGATCCAGCCTGCCCCAGGCAACAAAAACATCCTGATCGCAAGCTGCGGCGAATGTGGAATCATCCACTCAGTTTTCTCTAGGCCTTTTGAGCAACAAAAGGGCCGTCAACCGAATCCGGTGGAGTTTCTGTAAGGCGGAATGCACCTGACGCTTTAGCTTCTTCAGGCGTCATTCGAGTAGCTTCCCGCTTGTTGCGCTCGCGCCGCCCCTGCTCGATAAGATCAAGCAAGGGCTCAATCAGCCAATAGATGGCTTTGCAAATAAGTCGTCTCACTTCGTTCTCCTGCTTTCCGCGTGGTCCTGAGTAGGGCCACCTGGAGAGCATCCGGGCTGCATATCGCTGCCCGGCGCCTGGGTAGGCACTCAGTCGTCTTTGTTCATCCAGTCCGTGAAGCGCTTAGATAGGCGATCCCCGTTGTAGTAGCCGAATACGCCGACAGACCCGGCCAGCGTCGGGACCGCGGCCATGGCCCAGAAACTGCCGAGGAACAAGGCGAACCATGCGACCGACACCAGAAGGGTCGCTAGCGGAACCCAGAACTGCTTTTCTTGAGCGGTTAATTTCATCGTGAAGCTCCAGTGATTTCCCAATGCAGCCTGTCGCCAAGCTGCATCAGTGAAATTCATCTTCTCGGGGGATCTTCAATCCCGACAGCCGACCGCGATGTAGCCATGCAATGGCATCCCACCCGTCAGCACTCTTTGATCTAGGGCCATCTACGCTGCTGGCCACGGGGTGAGGCATCCCCTGTACCGAACTTAAGGCGTTCGGCTCGCTACCTTGAATCTGAGGCCGGGGGTTATCCGGCAAGGTTGAAGCGGTGCGACTAAAGAGCGGTTCAGGCCCTGAGGCCCTGGCGAGTCCCTGTTGGGTGACTCGATGGAGTGAACAATACCTCCGGTATTGTGTGCGGTCAATACCGCCGGTCATGTATTTTTCAGAAGACGTAAAAAAGCCCGCTCATTGGCGGGCCTGGGTGGCATGTCTAGGGCTATGGAACTGGTGACTTGCAGTGCTTACAAATGATAGCGTCTCTGCTTATGCGTTCTGCACAGGCCGGGCACTTCTTGATTGATTTGCGCCAAAGCCATATCCCTATGATGGTGAGTGGTAGGCCGACGATCATCAACCAGCCAGCCTAAATCGCTTTGTGCGAGCCAGGGAAAGCGCTCTGCGCCTCCCAGAAACCCAGTGCAAAAGCGGCTACCCCGAGCGCAGTAAGTATTTTTCCGAGCATCGAAACCTCCATGTGAATTGAGCTGGCATCCTACCATGCAGGCGAAACGACACCGCCGCACGAGAGCAGAGATATTTGTGCGAAAGGATTGGTGAGGGCGGCGAGCGGAGGGCAGAAACAAGAAGCCCGGCGCTGGGCCGGGCTTTTTGGTAACTAAAAAATATTAGTCTTCGATCATTCTTTGAATCGTAATAGACACCGGCTCCATTTTTTTTGTTTTGGCGGACATTCGGAATTTTACGAGTACGTCAGCGCGGACTTTAAATTTTCCAGCCAGGCTTTGAGGATCGACCCCGTCTTCCAAGATCAACTTAACTCGTCGATCCACCAGGCCGCGGACTATCGCGGCCCATCCCTTGCTGGAAGAGTCTAGGTCTGTGGCTCGGATTTCTACGTCTGCGTCGGGGTGAGGCTCATCAATCTCAAATGGCTCAAAATCAATGGCGTCTGGTGTTTCTTCAACGGTTTTCACTGGGATTGAAAGACTGTCCTCCTGACCCATTACGACCGTAGCGCCTTCCTCTTTTTTGGCGGGCGCAATAATTTTCACTGCTGCCTGGGCTAGCTTCTTTTTGTCGGTGGAGCCGACCTTTTCTATGACTTCCGCAAATTTTTCAGGCGACATGGAATACGATTCCGCGCCTATAACAACGAAAGTGCTGTCAGTAATATTTAGGGATACAGGTGAAGGCGATGGGGGCGCTTTATTAATGATTGCCCAGCCAGCACCAGCAGCAACTAGGGCGCCCACTACGCATGTCACGGCCACAGCGCCTTTCAAGACCGGGCTTCCATTGCCAGGTAAGCTTCTATAAACATTCCTTCCGCCCTCACGAACCCTGTCTAAGAACTTATCCATCTCTTCCTTGTTCTTGAAGACTAGCTTGATAAGCGTGTCCTCAATGAACGATCCATGCTGGAAGCCCTCAATCAGCAATTCTGCTGACATCACCCCCGCGCCGGTGAGCTCTGATAGCGCTTCAGGGAGAAAGTAAACTGATACCTTCTCCAAGGCAGAAAGTGAGTCTATTACATCCTTTACCGCTAGCGGCTGCTTGTTTGTGTATTTTACTGAATGCTCGACAAGAAGCACAAAATCAGACATTTCGATCCCTTCTCATTGTTTTCCATTGGCCGGATTCGTCCATAATGGCTTTGTCCAGTTTTGTGCTTGCGTTAAGCGAATATCCAGTAAAGCTTTGCTACAGCATTCCGCCACGCCAAACCACGCGCCCGATGATGCGAACCTCGTTTATCTCCCCATCACGCAGGGTCTCGTCGCCGTAGCGCGCCTTGTCCGGGTTATCGCTACGAATAATCCAGCCATCGAAGTCTGACTTCACCAGGCGCTTCACGATCGTGCCCTTAGATTCGCTCTGCATGGCGAATATCTGGCCGTCCTTGGGCTCAACCTTCGACTCATCAATCAGCAGCACGTCACCGTCATTTATGGTTGGTTCCATGCTGTGGCCGTTGGCGTAAATCACGTCGAGGTGCCGCTGGTTGAGGTTATTAGCTCGAAGCCACGCCGACTTAAAAGCCATGACACCGCGTATCTCGACGTGCGGGTTGTCGTCGCCACTCCCGGTCGAGCCGCGCGCAGTGAGCTGCATTACGCCGGTGTAGCTGGGCTCATCCTTCAGATCGAAGCTGCGCGGGGGAATGCGGCTGTCAGTCAGCTGCTGTGCGACTTTCCCAGGAAGTGCCTGAGACATTTTTTCGATCTGGGTCGCCAGCGTTGGACTTATCTCCGAAACCGGCACACCGAGCGCTCTCGCAAATACAACCGCCGCATTCACGCTCAGCGCGGTGCGACCGTTCATGAAGTGGCTGACCGCACCCTGGGTCACACCATCACCAAGCTCGGCGGCAAGTTTTTCTTGGGTGAGCTTCAGTTCCCCGCGCTTTGCCTGGAACAGGGATTTCAGCCGGGCGCTGTCTTGCAGCTGCCATTCGGATAACGGAAGCCGTCGGGAGTCTTTTTTCATCTGCTGATGGTATTACCCACGGTATTTGCTTAACCAATATCGCCGGTATTGACTGCTAACAATACCGGCGGTCATACTTGTGGTGAAATCTACGTAGAGGACGCCGCAATGCGCCGAATCACACTCACCGAATTTGCCAAAGAGCACGGCCATACCAAAGCCGCCCAGATGCTTGGTTGCACCCAGGGCGCCTTGAGTAAAGCGATCCGTGTTGGCCGCGATGTTTTCGTGACCCTCGAAGAGGACGGCAGCTTGTCGGCCCAAGAGCAGCGTCCGTTCCCATCCCAAAAATCAGCCGCTTAACAACCTTGCCTGCTCAAAGGAGCAAAAACGATGCACTTCGACCCAAGCCACATGCACGACAAACCCACAAAGGTCCGCCTGGATGAGGTGGCCGACGACCTGCTGACCGCCATGGCCAGGTTCCAGCGGACCCAGAAAGCAGTACTCGCCCGAGAAATCCTCGAGCGCGGCCTGAACCAGATGATGGAAGAGCTTAACGCGAAAACAGACGTGGCCTGAAGTGGCCCAGGAGGCCCTGTGCCTGAAAGAAAACCGCTGGAAATCCAGCTCGACTGGCAGGGACTCGCTGATCTGGAGCTATTGGCCAGACGCAACGGGGTAACGCCAGAAGAGATGGCCGCAACAATCATGAACCGGGCGCTGGATCGCATGACGCGACCACCAAAGAGCCGGAGCAACGTCGCTTCCATAGGACGAAAGGGCTGATTAGCCCCTCAGGGACTATTGAGGATCTGCCAATGAAACAACCAAGCAGTAAATCGGACGCACAAAAAAGCCACCGGGCAAGGGTGGCTTTTCGTGCAGCACATACAAACAAGTTCTGGAGCGAATAATGCCTATTCCCCAATCAGTCGTCAACACCAACGAATCCGCGCCACGTTTTGCGATTGCAGAAAACGTGGCGCGGACAATGGCCCTCAGTCTCGGTGGCGTCAAAATCAAGCAAGACCTAGAGGGTCGCTATTGCCTGAATGACCTGCACAAGGCTGCCGGAAAAGAGAAGCGTCACGCGCCAGGTTATTGGCTTGCGATCCAGCAAGCCGCAGAGCTTGTGGGCGAGCTGGAAACTACCGGAATTCCGGTAGTTACGATTGAGGGCCGAAATGGCGGCACCTTCGTTATGAAGGAGCTGGTTTATGCCTATGCAATGTGGGTCAGCGCGAAATTTCATTTGCAAGTGATCCGTACCTTCGACGCCGTTGTCGTCGGCCACATTCAACTGGTCGAAGGAAAGCAGGCCCGGGATCGGGCTCGCCTTGAGGCGCCAGCCCTTACCGACGCCATCAAGCACGGGCGCCTCGCCGCCGGCAAAGAAATCAAGCACTACCACTTCAGCAATGAGTTCGACCTGATCAACCGTATCGCCCTGGGCATGCCTTCCAAGGTGTACCGGGCGGCGCATTGCATCAGCCCTACAGATTCGATCCGTGACCACCTAACGCCTTGCGAGATTCGGTGCATTGAACACTTGCAGCGCGTCAACGCGTCTCTGATCGATGTAGGCATGGACTTCGAATCCCGCAAGCAGAAGCTCAGCCAGATCTACATCCAGCGCCATAGCCGGGCTCTTCTCTCCGAAATCAAGCGCCTGGAGTTCTGACCATGAAGCCCATGACCTACCAACAACTGATCGAGCGAGCCGCCCTGACTGCGCTTGAGCTGTTCCAGGCGCAGACCACTAAAAAGGCCCTCAAGGCTGAATTGCGCTCGCTGTACGACACGTACTTCGAGGCCTATGGCCGACCTGATGGAAAGTTTGATCCGTACAGCGAAGCCTTCCTACCCGTGATGAATTTCACCGAGGCGCAGTTCCAGCGTGTCGGCGCTGCCAAGAAGGCCGAGTACAACGCCCAGCGCCGCCATCACACCGCCCTACGAGCGCTTGAGGCGTTCAGGCCAGCCGATCTCAAGGGGGCCGCATGATGCACTACTTCAAGCGGAACATTGGTGATTACCACAAGAAGGCCGGGCGTCTGACGATGCTTGAGCACGGGGCGTACACGCTCCTGCTCGACGCGTGCTACGACCGTGAGCGCTTCCCCACTTTGGAAGAAGCAATCGACTGGTGCTGGGCACGCAATAAGGAAGAAACAGACGCAGTTGAGCTTGTTTTGCGCAAGTTCTTTGAGCTTGTTGACGGTCGTTACGTGCAGGCGCGCATTCAGGAAGAAGTCGGTGCATATCAAGCTACAGCACTGAAAAATAAGGAAATTGCAGAAAAGCGCGAAGCAACCAAACGCACGAAGCGTGAACCACTCGTGCACGAAGCGTGCACGGATGGTCACCTAACCAATAACCATAAACCACTAACCACTAACCAAGAACCAGTAGATCAAGAGCATTGCGCACCTACGGTGAGCGAGCAGGCCGACCTGTTCCCGAAGTTCTGGGCGCTGTACCCGCGCAAGCAGGACAAAGCGAAGGCTCTGAAGGCGTGGGCGAAACTCAAAGTCACTGACGAGTTGTTCAGCTTGATCACCAAGGGCTTGTCCGCGCAGGTCGTGTCTGCCGACTGGGTCAAAGAGGGCGGCAAGTACATCCCCATGCCGACCACCTGGCTGAACGGAAAGCGCTGGGAGGACGAGATCCCTAGCGCGCCGACCAACGTTCACCTGCTGCCCGTGAATCGCCACACCAACTTCGAAAGCCGCGATTACAAGGCCGGAACCAAGGAGAACGCCAATGGCACGTTCCGTATCTGAACTGGCTGATCGCAAGCTGGGGGTAATTGGTCGCAAGGCTGTCACCTGCGCAGAGCATGGCGAATATTCCGCAGTGATGCTCAAGGATGGCGGGTTATCTGGATGCCCGATCTGCCGGAGCAATCAGCGCGACATGGAAGAGCTTGAGCGCAAGCGCTTCAACTTTCGCATGACTCAGCGTAGCGCCGCCCGAATCCCTCAGCGCTTTGCCAAGAAGACCTTTTCTGACTTCGCGGTATCGAATCCCGCGCAGAAAATCGCACTGGATGCCTGTCTCGACTACGTGGACAACTTCTCGAAGCATCGCCGTGAAGGCCGTTGCATGTTGCTGCTGGGGAAAGTTGGGACGGGTAAGACGCACCTGGCCGTCGCCGCGGTAAACCACCTGATCAACGAGTGCATGGTCAAGGCGATCTACCGAACCGTGGGCGCAATCATCGGTGACATCCGGGCGACCTTTAGCGACCGCACCGGCGAATCAGAGGCCAACATCCTGCGCGAAGTGATAGGAGCCGACCTGCTGGTGCTGGACGAGGTGGGGGCGACTAAGCAAAGCGAGTTCGAGCTGGCAACCCTGTTCAGCATCATCAACGGGCGTTACGAGCAATGCCGCCCAACGATCATCGTCAGCAATCTGGCGCCGGGCGAACTGAACGATGCCATTGGCGCCCGCTGTGTAGACCGCATCCGCGAGAACGGCTGCATTGGCGTGGCGTTTGAGTGGGAATCACAACGCGGCAAGGAGGGCTTCTGATGAATGAATCCAGACAGCAACAGATTCTCGCCGGGCAATCCTCGATCGCTCAGAAGGTTTTCACCCTCGTTCCTATCCAGGCGGCGTGGAGCAACCACGAAATCCATGGCGCCGCCCTCACGGCCAAGGCCACCGGCGCATCGCCATATGCCATCCGCCGCGCGCTAGGCGAACTCAAGGAAGCCGGCCTGATTCGCGAGCCTGTCGGCGGCAAGTTTCAGCGTGACGCAGCGACCCCCAAAACAATCAAGGAGCAAGCCGTGACCCAGGTAGCCAAAAAATCCGTTGTTTCGATCAAGAAGCCCGAAGGCGCCCTGGATGTCCTGGCCAGCCTTTCCGGTGAAGTCGTGAATCTTGCGGATGACTTCAGCAAGCGCATGAAGGCGCTCGCCAGTCGCATCGAAGAGGTGGCGTTGTCCGTGGAGGCTGAACGCGAAACTAACGCAGCAGCCGTGGGCAAGCTGAAACAGTTGCAGGAACTGCTGAAGGGGATCTCGCAATGACAAGCCCAGCAAAGAAACTCACTCCTGCCTCCGAAGACCTGGTTCGTCTTCGCGATGAGATCGCCATGCACGCCTTGAACGGCCTGCTGATCAATGCGCAATGGGGTTACACGAATAGCGCAGGAGTTCGGAAGGTTTATCAAACTCCGCAGGAGTACGCCGATCAGGCGTATCGCCTTGCCGATGAAATGCTGGCTTCTCGGGAGCGCAAGTGATGAAACGAGCAAACCCAGCACAGCTATGCCAATCCCTTGAGGTGGCCAACACCCTGGTCAAGCACGGAATCCGTTTTGTGTGCATGCCGGTGGTGGATGAGGCCGACGGTATGAATCTGGCCAGCCAGGCCGCCGAGCGCCTGGAGCGCATGGCGTTGATCGCAGAAGCAGGGGAGAAGCGGGCATGAGCGAATTCGTAGAAGCGAAGGTGCAAGAACTGTCGGGCGCGGCGCTGGATTGGGCTGTGGCGAAGGCTGAGGGCGTGGAGATTTCCCTCGCTGGTGCTCACCCTCACGCCGTGGTCGAGGGTCGACTGGTTGGTAACTACGCGCCATCGACCAAATGGAGTCAGGGCGGCCCGCTGATCTCCAAATACGGCGTTTCGCTCGACTGCATATCACCTGTTAACGCTTGGGAATCCTTTGTCTGGGGTGGCCCAAAGGCTTGCGATGGGTTCAGCGCTGAAGCTGAAGCACCCCTAATTGCAGCTTGCCGCGCCATCGTCGCATCCGTCCTCGGCGATACCGTAAGCGTGCCGAAGGAGCTTGTGTGATGCCCTATCTCAAGAAACCGCTGTGCCGAACCTGCGGGGAAGTTATGCCACACACAACACTCCTGATGCTGTGCCGTGAGTGCAAGGTGAAATTGCAGAGTAATTCTGGGGCGAAGTCATGAGTATCGACAAGTCAAAAATCCGCGAGATAGCCGAGTCTGCTGTCGGAGTTTCCGATGTCAGTCTGGCACCTGATGTGATCTTGGCTCTGCTGGATGAGGTGGCCGCCGCACAGGAAAAGATTGATAAGGCGTGGAACCGATCAACCCCAGCATTGGAAGGCTACATTCCTGGCGCTCTGGATGCTTGGAAGCGCCCGGTGAAACAGAACCTGCCGTACGACTTCTCCAGCAATCCAGGCGCGAGCGCTACCCAGTACTGCAACGGCTGGAACGATTCTGGCGGCTATTGGAAGAATCATTGCTTGGATCTTCAGGCGGAAATCGCCCAGCTCAAGGCTGAGTGCGAAGAGCTGCGCAAACACGCTCCGAGCTCCGAAATCATCTGGTGTGAATGTGGCGATGGCTATCCGGCTAACAGCTACGGCGCAGGCTTCATGGCTGCTAATGACGGGGTTTGTGAGAACTGCGATGCGGCAAATACCTGTGGGAGCGGGGAAGGCTCAAAAGCGGACGAAAGCCAAGCGCAGCAAGGCTCCGCCTGTAGGAGCGAACAGCCATGACCGACAAGATTAGCGTCAACTGCCAGGCCAAGCTCTCCGAAGCCATCACCTGCCTGACCACCATGTACCGGGACAAGAAGTTCGTAGTGGTCTCCCTTCGACCTGGCAAGGACCGAACCCTCGACCAGAACGCCCTATGGTTCGCGATGTACAAGCGGATTTCCGAGATGACCCAGATCGGCGACGCGGCCGACGCCCGTCGCTACTGCAAATTGCACTTCGGCGTGCAGATCCTGCTGAACGAGGACGCCGGGTTCCAGGCCGAGTGGTATCGAGTCATGCGCCATCTGCCCTACGAAACCAAGCTGGCCATGATGGGGGAGTGCCACTTGTTCGGCCCGGACGGCTTCCCGGTGACCAGCTTGTTCAATCGCGCCCAGGGCGTCCAGTACACCGACCGCATGGCCAATTACTTCACGGGGCAGGGCGTCGTCTTCACCGATCTGCTGAGCAAGGAGGCCGCATGAGCCAGTTCAAATTCAGTGTTGGCGAAGTTGTGATTCTCCAGTGCCTTGATTATCCGCACCTCAACGGGGAATACAGCGTTACCCATTGCATCCACGCACACGAGGCGTACCAAGACCCAGAGTTTGGCCAGTTTCTTCGACCAGAAATCCTCGGGTACTTCCTCGACGGCGCCAGACTGATTCTTCAGGACGGGGACGGCAACGCGGCGACTGCTCTTTGGTATGAGGGGGCTTTGCGGAAGAAGCACCAGCCCGGCGAGCTTTCGTTCAAGGAGCTGCTACAAGGCATCGGAACGCCAGAGCAGCAGAAGTCGCGGGAGGTGGTGGCATGAAGCGCACGCCACTGCAACGCAAGACCCCGCTCACATCGAACGGACCTCGCCGCAAGCGCTGCCCAGAGTGCCGGGTGATGTTCACACCCTCCAGAAGCTCGCAGGCGGTGTGCGGGGAGATCGAGTGCGCCATCGCTCACGGGAAGTCGGAGAAAGGCCAGGAAAGCGCGCGCAAGGCCTTTGCTGATATCGGGCGACGTGACATCAAGGTCCGCAAAGAGGCCCTGAAAAGTCGCGGCGACCACATGCGCGAGGCTCAGCAGGCGTTCAACGAATACATCCGCACCCGTGACCAGGCCGCCGGCCACTTCTGCATCTCCAGCGGCAAGCCTTTGGACTGGAGCGGAAACGCAGTAGATGCAGGGCATTACCGCAGCGTCGGCTCCGCGCCGCACCTGCGCTTCGATGAGCGTAACTGTCATGCCCAGAGCAAGCAGGACAACCGATTCCTCTCCGGCAACGCCGTGGACTACCGGATCGGCCTGATAGCGCGCATTGGCCAGGAGGCGGTCGACGCCCTGGAATCTGACCAGAGCGTGCGCAAGTACACCGTCGAAGAGATCAAGGCCATCAAGGCCAAGTACCGCGCAATGACCAGAGAACTGAAAAAAGGGGAAGCCGCATGACCTATCGAGACGTTATTTCCGCAGTGATCCGTGCGTTGGCGTCCGAGACGATCAACAGCGCCGGCGGTTGCGACTACACGCCAAAGGTCCAGGCCAACAAGCTGAAGGGCGAGATCGTGGGCAAGGAGGCGGCCTTCCTCACTGATTGCTGGGTGTTTGGTCGGCTTCACTCTTGCCTCGCGCCGAAACACTGGATGGCCTTGAACGCCTGCTACTCGACGCACATGGCATCGAAGGTGGGGGCCATTGGCCGGATCGTTTCGCATGTGTCGTCACCGGCGCCGCACCTGTTCCTTACCAAGGCAGTCACGGCTTGGGCCTATCCGCAGTTGGGCGGCGCCGAGCGCGCGCCCGCCGGGAAGGTGTCGCTAGAGATTGATGATGATGCTCCCGCCTGGAGGAGGGCGGCGGTGGCGAAGGCTCAGAAGGCGATCAACGCCAGGCTGAAGCAGCGCCAGGAGGCTCCGTGCGAAGGGGTGATCATCTTGCCGGCCCATAACTACGACATGAACACCTGGGATCTGGACGGCACGCCCGAGCGCACGCGTCGTGACTGGCGCAGGAAGATCTTCAAGGGCCTGGATAAGCTGGTCAATGAGGCGCTTCTCGAAGCTGGCGAGATCCTGACCAAGGAGGGAGTCTTCTTCGATGACCAGGATGCAGCTTAGAGGGCCTTGACAGGGCCTGCCGGTTCGCCGATTATATGCCCATCCTGTCGTACTTGCGCATGTAGGTGATGCAAGCGACAAACAAACCCGGCCACTGCGCCGGGTTTTTTATTGCCCAAAGAAACCCACCGAAAGGAATGCCGAATGATGAAGCGAATGTCCGCTTACCTGGGCCTGGCGCTTGCCGCCTGCCTGTCCTGTATCTCCATGTCGGCATTCGCCGAGCCCGTGGCTTATGCCTACCGCTCCGTCGTGATGCTGGCCGATCTGCCAAGCGTCGGTGTGAAGCGGCTGGAACTGACCCTCGCCATGTGGCGAACGGGTAGCCAGACCACTGATGAAAGTTTTGCCTCCAATCTGCGCGCATCCAGCAACCACTTCGTGATGGACTCGGCCGAGCCTGCCCCTGATGGCATAGGCCTGACCCCCTGCTGAATACGCCTGGAAGCATCAGAAAAAGCCCGGACATACGCGCCGGGCTTTTTTGTACCTCGGAGGAAAGCCGCTACCCAAGTGGATGCTTTCCCGGATGTACCTAATTAGGGTCGCTGCAACGCGGCCCAACAGTTTCGGCTCCACCACACCCATCGCTCTGAGCTGGGAGTGCTGCTGGGGCTGATTCAAATCCCTCGGAACCTCTGCATGCAAGTTCAGCGAGGGCCTCATTAGCGACTGACCTGGTGAATTTCATGCCAAGAACTATCGACGAGACAATCGAGCAGCTTCAATTCATCCGCGAGAATCATGGCGGTCATCTGCTGGTGCTGGGGATTCAGGAAGTACCTGCAACTGCATATCGAAAGGCCGAAAACGGCGAGGTTGAGAAATACGGCATTCGCTATTTCCCAGAAGCCGTCGAAGGCGACAAGCAGTAAGCCTGTCGCCCGGATCGTCAGGCCCGCTTGACTACCTTGCCAAGCCGTACAATTTCAAACTCAGATTCACTGCGGGGATCAACAGGGCCAGCGCCGACGGCTTGGTATTCCCTCCCGCCGTTGCGCCACTGCGTCTCCCTTGAGCCCAGGGCGTCAATACCTGTTTGCTGGGTAATCTCTACGATGGTGAATACTTCTCCATCATCCGCGATTGCGTGGAAGCGTGCTGTTTCCTGGGTTCTGGTTTTAGTTGGCATGTTGCGTATCCGTTTACGGCTGTAGGGGCTTGAACGGTAGCAGCGATATGGCATTTAGCCAGCCAAGGCTTTTATTTTTCGGATCGACATCCATTGCCCGCTCGTAACGGGCTTTTTTATTTTCCTTGGCCGCTCCAATCGGCCTTTTTTATTCAGTCATGCCCCACGGAGTCGAGCGCATGGAGTACCTACAGCGCCTGCTCGACAAGATCGACAGGTTTGAATTGCTGATTGCGGGCCTGATTGGGGCTGTGGTTGCGAGCTGGTGGCACAAGGACGACTTGTCCGACTGGCGAGCCTGGATGGTCTTCTTGATCACTGGCATGGCCTGCTCGATCTATTTGACGAGCATGGTCAGCACCTACCTTGGCGTGACTGAGCCGAAGATCGTCGCCGGCATCGGCTTCCTGCTGGGCGCATTCGGCGGCTCGCTCCTGGCGGCCATCAATCGAGCCATCAAATCCGCTGACCTCTGGGCGCTTATCCGCCAGCGGTTCGGGGGAGGCAACCCATGAATCTTGAACTGATCAATTCCATCGCCTGCGGCCTGATTGCGCTATGGGCCACATGGTGCGTACTGAGCGGGAAGGTGAGGGACGGCATTCTCGGGAAGCTGATCTACTCGGCCATCGCCATCAGCGGTTTCGTCGTTATGGCGCGCAGCCAGAACATCTTCTTCGGCCCGACCACCGCCGGTCTGACGCTGCATGTCGCCCTGGCCCTGGCAGGCGCCCGCCATATCTTCATGGTCACCTACTGGCAGACGGTCAAGGCCTGGCTGTGCCGCACGCTTAACTGCGAGCAGTGCATGAGCTGCCCGAAAGCGCCTGAAAGCATCGAACAGCCCAAGCAGTAATCCGCGCCACGTTTTCGAATGCGCCAAATCGTGGCGCTGAACAATGAGGAACCACCCATGGACAACCAGCACAAGAAAATCACCGGCTACCACGACCTGAGCCAGTCCGAGACCGACGGTATGAACGCTATCAAGGCGCTCGAAGCTGACGCCGGTGAGCTGTTCAAGCAGATCGGCAGTATTGAGGGTGTAGACCCGCGGTTGCTGGCCCTGGCCAAGACCAACCTACAGCAGGGCTTCATATGGTTCGTGCGCTCGATTGCCAAACCAGCCGATCCGTTCAGCTGATGAACAAGGTTACCCGCCTGCGCCATGCGCTCCCGTTGGGTCAAGACATCAACGCTGCGGTAAGCGCTTTCGACAAGGCCATTGCCGATGCTGTGGATGCTGCCAAGTCAGCCGGTATGCCTCAGGGCCTGATCGTTGGACTGCTCCACGGCCACGCCCACGCCCATGCACAGACGCACCAAATGGTGACCGAATGACCGTCAAGGTTCTTGAGTTCAAGCGGGAAGACTGGCGCGATGCCGCCAAGACCCTGCGCAAGATTGCCGATGACCTAGACGCCGGTGAGCATCCTGAGTGTACCGTCGGCGCCTTGACCCTGATCGGCGCGAAGGGAGAGGTAACCGTGTTCTGCCTCGGCCCTAAGTGCGACGACCTGCAATGTCTGGGTGCCATGCGCCTGGGCGAGCAGAAGCTGATTGATGTGCTGCTGGATATTGATGAATAAGCGTGCCAGTAGATCGCCAGTCAGGTGGTAAAATGACGAAGCCCCAGAGGACTGTAATCCGCCAGGGCTTCTAATCACCACCTGATCGGATAAGGATCACGGCATGACTCAATCGATTCTATCGATGTGCCTGCACATTGTCTCCAAGAGCGATGCGAAAGCCATCGGGCAGATATTTTATTTCACTGGCTCGCCTTGTAAGTACGGCCATATCTCGTGGCGATCCGTTGGCTCCTCAAACTGCGCAGAGTGCCTCATAGCGTTCAGGAAGAAGCCTGACGTTATTGCTAGGGCCAGAGAGGCGGAGCGCAAGCGCATGGAAGACCCTGCGCATCGCGAAAAGGTGAATGCCGCCGGTCGAGCGCATCACCACAAGAACAGAGAAGTTGTGCTTGAAAAGATGAAGGGCAGAAATGCCGCTTACTATCAAGCCAACAAAGAGCGTATCAAGCGGCAGGTTAGCGAATACCAAGCATCCAGACCTGATGAGCATCGAGCTTACAAGGCCAGCTGGGAGCGAAAGGCTCGTCGTACAAGGCCTGAATACGCGGCAAGGGCGACCATGCGAAAGCTCATCTCAAGGGTTTGCGACAGAATTCAGATGAGTCGAAAGGATGCTGGTGGAACTGAATCAGCGCTCGGTTACACGACGCTCGCCTTCAAGGATCACATAGAGCGCCAGTTCGCTAAGGGTATGACGTGGGAGAATCGGGCTGAGTGGCATGTTGACCACATAATCCCGCTCGCCTCATTTGATCTTTCCCGTTCAAGCGAGCGATCTGCGGCTAACGCACTTTCCAATCTCCGTCCGATCTGGGCTGAGGAAAACATGACTAAAGGCCGCATCATCATGACGCTGCTGTAAGGAATCGTATGACAACCAAGCAACCCGACTGGGAGGCAATCAACGGCCTTTACCGGGCTGGGTTGCTTTCGGTAAGAGCAATCGCTGAGCGTCACAAGATCAGCGACACCGCGATTCGCAGCAAGGCCAAGAAGAACGGATGGACTCGCGACCTCACCGATCAGGTTCGTCAGGCAGCCAACAATAAGCTGGTTCGCACAGAGGTTCGCACAAGCAGTTCGCAGGCCGAGCCGCGAACCGATGACCAGATTATCGAGGAGGCTGCCACAGAGGTTGCCTCTGTTGTGCTGGCTCACCGGGTTGATCTGGCCCAGTGGCGAACCATCGCGAACAAGCTCTGCACTGCGCTGAAAGACATTGATGTCACCGAAGACAACATCGGCGACTTCTCCCGCTCCCTCAACGCCGGTGTTGACGCTCAGCTCAAGGTCATCAAGGGCGAGCGCCAGGCCTACAACCTCGACACTGAGGAAGGTGACAAGACAGTCAGCGACCTGGCTGCACTGATGGACGATCTATCGAAGGAAGCCTGATATGAAGCCCGAGCACTTGAAGCTGCTCAGGGATCGGTTTTGGCGCCTGAACAATCTCTACTTCATCACCGACAAGGCCGGGAAGAAGGTCCGCTTCCGCATGACGCAGGAGCAGATCGACTACTTCCAAGGCATGCACACTCGCAACATCATCCTCAAGGCTAGGCAGCTTGGGTTTACGACTCTGGTTTGCATCGTGCAGCTGGACGCCGCGCTGTTTGAGTCGGCCAAGTGCGCCCTGATCGCTCACACCCTGAATGACGCCAAGCGCCTGTTCCGAGAGAAGGTTAAGTATGCGTACGACAACCTTCCTGCTGAGATACGTGCTGCCAACCCTGCTTCTAACGATGCTGCTGGTGAGCTTGTGTTCAGCAAGGGCGGATCGCTCTACGTGTCCACATCATTCCGGGGCGGGACTCTACGGTATTTGCACGTATCCGAGTTCGGGAAGATATGCGCCAAGTTCCCCCATAAAGCCCGAGAGATCGTCACCGGGGCATTCGAGGCGGTCGCCGCCGATTGCTTCGTTACCATCGAGTCGACGGCAGAGGGGCGGGCGGGCTACTTCTTCGATTACTCGCAGAGCGCTGAGAAGCAGCAGTTGGCCGGTGTTCCACTGGGCAAGCTCGACTGGAAGTTCTTCTTCTTCAGTTGGTGGCGCAACGGGTTGTACTGGCTGGACCCGACTGAAGTCGTTATCCCGCAACGCCTGACTGATTACTTCAACGAGTTGCAGGCCAAACACGGGATCGTCACGAACCCAGGCCAGCGCGCATGGTACGCGGCGAAGGAAAAGTCACTCGGCGACGACATGAAGCGGGAATACCCGTCGATACCGACCGAAGCCTTCCAGCAGTCTGTCGAGGGTGCTTATTACGCCAAGCAGTTCGCCAAGCTCTACGCGAACAAGCGTATCGGCGTCATCCCGAACAACAGTCACCAGCCGGTGATGACGTTCTGGGACATCGGTGTCGGCGACTCAACGGCCATCTGGTTCGTGCGTCAGATCGGCACCGAATACCACGTCATCGACTACTACGAGAACTCCGGCGAAGGCCTGCGCCATTACATGAAGGTGCTCAAGGACAAGGGTTACACCTACTCCGAGCACTGGGGGCCGCACGACATTGAAAACCGTGAGTTCGGCAGTGACGCCAAGAGCCGCAAGGACATCGCCAAAGAGGGCTACGAGATCGATGGCGAGCGGTACAGCATCAAGTTCCAGGTTGTGCCAAGGACTGGTGTCGATGACGGCATTGAATCGGCCCGGGAAATACTGGCCCTGTGTGTCTTCGACGAATCCAAGTGCGAAGAGGGCATCGGGCATCTCGAAAACTACCGCAAGGAGTGGGACGAGAACCGGGGCTGCTGGAAAGACAAGCCATTCCACGACAGCACATCTCACGGCTCAGACGCCTTTCGATACTTCGCTGTGGCGAAGACCAAGCGCATACGCACCGCATCCACTTCACCTCTGAGAATCTGATTATGTCCAACGACCCAAACGCCACGCTGCCAGCGGTTGAGCGCATGCGCGAGCACTGGGCCATTGTTGATCCGCTGATGGGCGGAACCCAGGCAATGCGTGCGGCTGGCACCAAACTGCTGCCGCAATACCCAGCCGAAGCCGACGACACCTACAAAGAGCGCCTGGCCCTGTCCACGCTGCTCCCAGCCTACGCTGAGACGGTTGCCAGCAGCACTTCCCGCGTATTCGCTGAGCCTCTTCAGCTGGGCGAGGACGTTCCCGAGCCGGTAAAACTGTTCTGTGATGACATCGACCTTGGCGGCAATGACCTCAATTCGTGGTCGGTCGAGTGGTTCCGCGAGGCGCTGGCTAAAGGCCTGTGCCACGCGATGATCGAGCATCAGCCGACCCGTGACGTTGAAGGTAACAAGCTGTACAAGACCGTAGCCGAGGAACAGGCGGCCGGGGTGCGCCCTTACGCTGTCATCATCAAGCCGGGCCAGGTGCTCGGCTGGCGTTTCGACGGTGGCAAGCTGATGCAGGTTCGCTACATGGAGTCTGTCGAGGTCGCAGACGGTGACTTCGGCGTCAAGTGCGTGGATCAAGTCCGCGTGCTGGAGTCTGGCAGCTGGCGCACCTATCGCAAGCCTGACAATGGCGGCGCCTGGGCGCTGCATGAGCAGGGCTCGACAAGCCTCAACTACATCCCGTGGGTGACGTTCTACACGGGCCGCACCGGGCCGATGACGGCTAAGCCGCCACTGCTCGAACTGGCGCACCTGAACGTCAAGCACTGGCAGTCACAAAGCGACCAGGACAACTTGCTGCACGTTGCCCGCGTCCCGCTGCTGTTCGTGTTCACCGATAACGAAGAATTCCAACTGACTATCAGCTCGGCCAGCGCAACCCGCATGCCGAAGGACGGCAACGCCAAGTACGTCGAGCACACAGGGGCGGCAATCACCGCTGGCCGCGACTCGCTGAACGATCTGGTCGATGACATGCGTATGGCCGGGGCCAAGCTGCTCCAGAAGGACAAGCAGGCCGTGAAGACGGCGGCACAGGCCAACGAGGAAGCGGCGCAGGAGTTGTCCCCGCTGGCTCGCCTGGCTGGTCAGTTCGCCGACTGCATCGCGCAGCTGCTCCAAATCCTGGCCGATTACGGCAGCCTGGGTGACGGTGGCCGCGTCGAGATGCGCGGCAATTTTGACTCGGATTTTGCACCTGAAGTCAGCTTGCCAAACCTGATCAGCATGGCCAACTCCGGCAAGCTCAGCGACGAAACGCTCTACTCCGAAATGCAACGCCGCGGCGTCATCAGCGACGAACTGGATTGGGAAGACGAAAAGGCGCGCATTGAGGAACAGGGACCAGCACTAGGGGCGATCTGATATGGCAACGGTCAACGAGCAGCTTCAGTCGGCATCGATCGGTCACGCGGTTGACCTGCAACACCTCAGCAATGCCGAGGTGCGCAAGATCATGGCGCTGCTTAATAGGGCTGACGAGGATCTGCGTGCCAGACTGCTCGCCGCCGTAGAGCGCATGGGGCCGAATCGCTTCACTGTCACCTACATGAACACGGTGCTGGAGTCGGTGCGGGAGCTGAACAAGCAGGTTTACACGCAAGCCGGCGAGGCCATGAAAGAGGCGGTCGATGAACTAGCCGCCTACGAGATTGGCTATCAACAGGCGCTGTTCACTGCAACGCTACCGGCTCAGGTGCTTGTCGCCGTTCCGCTGGCGAGGATCGACCTGGCTCAGGTGCAGAAGATTGCATCAAGCCGCCCATTTCAGGGCAAGTTGCTCGGCGAATGGATGGCTGATCTTGAGGTGGGCCGCGCCGCTCGCATCCGTGACGCCATCCGCATCGGCATGGTCAGCGGCCAAACCACTGACCAGATCGTTCGCGGCATCATGGGCATCAAGTCCGAGGGTTACGCTGACGGGCTTCTGAATCGCAGTCGTAACGACATTGATGCGATGGTGCGGACGGCGATAAGCCACACCGCACAGGGCGCACGCGATGCGTTCTATCAGGCAAATGACGACCTGATATCCGAAGTTGTCTGGCTGAGCACGCTGGACGGCAGGACATCCGCCTCATGCCGCTTGCGTGACGGACTGCACTACACCGCTGATACGCATGAGCCTGTTGGGCATAAAGTCCCATGGCTTGCCGGTCCTGGCCGTATTCACTGGCGATGTCGTAGCAGTTCGACCCCCGTCATCAAGGCATGGGAAGAGCTGGGCCTGTCAAAGGCCGATATCCCCGAAGGCGCCCGAGCGAGCATGGACGGTCAAGTGCCTGATTCGACCACTTACGGTGAATGGATCAAGGGCCAGAGCGCCAAGCGCCAGGACGAGGTTCTAGGGCCTGCTCGCGGCAAGCTGATGCGAGAAGGTGGGCTGTCCTTGGATAAGTTCTACAACGACCAAGGGAAAACACTCACGCTTGATCAGCTGCGCGAGCGTGACGCTGCCTCTTTCGCCAAAGCAGGGCTATGATGCCTGCATGACCGAGAAACCAAAGCTGCACGTAATCCAGGGAACACCAGCGCCTGACACTCCGGTCGAGCAGGCGCGGGATCGCATCCGCAAGATGCCAAAGCCCGCGACCATGATCCAGTGTCACCGCTGTGGCAGTCGTGAGGTGATGATTACCAAGATCGGCATGCTGCTGAAGAACGGCAAGGCGACTGGCGGAACCCCGCAGGTAATCTGTGCCAGCTGTCATCGAGGCGGGGAGCGCGTAGTTCTCTGCTGATCTAAACGAATTCACGAAACCCGCCGAGTGCGGGTTTTTTATTGCACCCAATTCAAGCCCTGGCATCCGCTGGGGCTTTTTTATGCCCGCTGTTCGGATGGACGGGGCGCACTGAGTCGGATGGCTCGCAGGAGACAAGACCTTGAAACTGAAAACCGTAGAAGTCGATGGCAAGCAGTACGCTGAAATCCAGGACGGCAAGCCTGTGTACGTGGAGGACGACGGCAAAGAGGTCGCCTTCGACGCCGCTGGCACCCGCTCCACCATCACCCGACTGAACGCAGAGGCCAAAGACCACCGCGTGCGCGCCGAATCCGCCGAGAAGATCGTGAAGGCCTTCGAAGGTATCGACGACCCCGCAGCGGCAAAAAAAGCGCTGGGCATTGTCGCGAACCTCGATGCAAAAACACTGGTGGATGCCGGTGAAATCGAGAAGGTGAAGACCGAAATCAGCAAGGCCTTCCAGACCCAACTGGACGAAGCCAACGGCAAAGCCCAAACCTTCGAGCAGCAGCTGTATGCCGAGAAGATCGGCGGCAACTTCGCCCGCTCGGCGTTCATTGCCGAAAAGCTCGCCGTTCCAGCTGACATGGTTCAAGCCACCTTCGGGCAAAACCTGAAGATCGAAGACGGCAAGGTTGTCGCTTATGACAGTCAGGGCCAGAAGATTTTCAGTCGCGCCCGCCCCGGCGAGCTGGCCGACTTCGACGAAGCCATCGAGACGCTTGTTTCGCAGTACCCCCACCGCGACCACATCCTGAAGAGTTCCAACGCCAACGGCGGCGGCGCTCCGAACGGTGGTGGTCTCCCGAACGCACCGAAGGGCAACTTCGGCGGCAGCAAGACTGAGCGCTTGGCCGCGATTAATGCCCAAATCCAGAACGCATAAAGAGGAAACGCCCCCATGGCTCTGTCCGATATGAAGGTATTCAACGAATACCTCAAGAAAATCACCATCGAAACGCTGGCTCAGGACGTTGAGAAGTTCAACTCTGCTTCGGCCGGCTCCATTCGCCTGACCACTCAAGGTATCGACGGCGACTTCCTACAAGAGTCGTTCTGGGCTGGCCTGCATAGCGCTCAGCGCCGCGTAGATCGCTATGCCGCCAACGGCGCGCAGGCTGCAACCCCGCTGACTCAGAAGCAGTACGACTCGGTGAAGATCGCGGGCGGCTTTGGCCCGATCCTGTGGGAGCCTTCGCAGCTGTCGTGGGTTCAGAAAAACCCGGAAGAAGCCCTGGAAGTGATCAGTCGCAACCTGTCCGAAGCCATCATGTCGGACCAGTTGAATACCGCCATCGCCGCTCTGGTCGCCGCCATTGGCAACCAGCCAACCGCCACCAACGACGTGTCCGCCACTGCTGGCGTGGACTACATCGCCATTAACAACGCTCACGCGCTGTTCGGTGACGCCTCGCAGCGTCTCATTGCCCAGGTAATGACCGGCGCCATGTACCACAAGCTGATCGGCAAGAACCTGGTCAACGCCGAGAAACTGTTCACCTTCAGCGGTGTTCAGGTTGTCGACATCCTGGGCAAGGCAGTGATCATCACCGACGCCGCCGCGCTGTACGAAGCTGGCACCCCGAACAAGCAGAAGGTGCTGAGCTTGGCTGACGGCGCTGCGATGGTGATGGATGGTTCCGACCTGATTACCAACATCCAGACCTCCAACGGCAAGGAGCGCATCGAGACCACAATGCAGGCCGACTACACCTTCGGCATGGGCCTCAAGGGCTTCACTTGGGATACGGCCAACGGTGGCAAGTCTCCAACCAGCGCTGAGCTGGCCACCGGGACGAACTGGGATCTGGTTGCGAACAGCATCAAGGCCTCGGCTGGCGTTATCACCATCGGTGACGCTACCAAGTAATCGAGATGGCGGCCTGCGGGTCGCCTGACCCACCTACCAGGAGTCCGTCATGGGCGAGAAAGTCGTTTACGAGAAACACCCGGTCACTGCTGAGCGCAAGGCAGAGCTGCGCCAGAAGGGCTACAAGATCATCGACGCCAAGTTCGCGCCGGATGACTACAAGCATCCCGAGCCGATCAAGGCCGCGAAGTCCGGCGGCGCAAGCCAGAAGGCTGAACAGGAATAACCCATGACCGACTTCATCACTGTTGCAGACGTTGACGCATTGCTGGGGTCGGACTGGGCGGGTGCCGGCGATCCGGTTCTGTCTGTAATGCAGGCCAATGCCTGGCTTACCAGCAAGATTAGGCGTCCTGTCCCCGCCGAAGTACCGGCCGAGATCAAGCAGGCCGGCGCCCAAGTTGCAAAGATCGCCTCGACTGGCGGCCTGTATAAGGCTGTCGAACGAGAGACGATAAGCGAGACGGTATCGGCCACCTCCGGCACGTCCGTCAGTGAAACCTACGTTCAGGGCTCCGTTGCGCTGTCGTCCGGGGAGAGCTTCGCCTTGGCGCTGATCTATCCCTGGACCACTGGCACCAATTCCATCCAGATGGTGAGGGGCTGAGCATGGGCCTACAGGACAAACTTCAGACCAGGCTGGCCAAGGCGTTCGACGGGAAGCTGGCCGATGCGGTTCGCGCTGTATCTGGCGCTCGCGTCGTTGCTGGCGAATACGACCCGATAACCGGCTCGGAGACTGGAAGCTCGACGCTGAATTACAGCGGGCGCGGCGTCTTTAGCAGCTACTTGGCACGCGAGATTGACGGAAGCCTGATTCAGACGACTGACGAAAAGCTGCTGGTCCTGCAAAACGAGTTGTTCGTCCTGCTGGATGGCGCGCAGACGACAGAAATTGCCGCGCCTGCGATAGGCGACATCATCAGTGGAAAGCGAGTTCTGAACGTGTCGGAAGACCCGGCCATGGCGACATTCACCATTCAGTTGCGGGTGTGACGATGAGCTTTGCAAGTGATATCCGGCGCTTCAGCGTGAAGACCGAGGCAGCACACAACAAGATTGTTCGGGCCGCCACAATCGAGCTGTTCAGTGGCGTGATTAAATCGACGCCAGTTGATACCGGTCGCGCACGCGGCGCATGGGCGACAACCATTGGCAGCCCGTCAAGCACGGTTGAAACCCGAGAGGGTGAAGGCGTGTCGCTCGCCGAGGTCATGTCTGTCACACCGCCAGGCGCAGGCCAAGAGACGTATCTGGCGAACAACCTGCCATACATCGTCGAGCTTGAGGATGGAAGATCGAAGCAGGCGAGGGCCGGGATGGTGCGAGGCAACATGGATCGCGTTTCGAAGATCGTTGCTGCTGCCATCGAAAAGAACAGGGTTTAATCCATGTCTGAAACCAAGATCAACGCGGCTCTGGTCAGCGCCTACCTCGCGAGCGGCCTTTACCCGGCGGACAGGACGGCCTGCGAGGGGAAGGCTTTCGCGCCAGTCACCGGCCAGCCATGGGCACGTCTCACCGACATTCCCACTGGCCGAGAGCCCGCTGCATTCGGTGACGTGAATCCAGTCGAGCGCACCGGTTACCTGCAAATCGACATTTTCCACCCGAACAACACCGGCACCTGCCCGATTCTGGCAGATGCTGACAAGGCGCTGAGCTTCTATAAGCCAGGCCTTGGCCTCGAATACCAAGGCCAGCGCGTGCACATCCGCAAGGCTGAGCGATCCAAGATCACGCCCGAGACCGTCTGGACCGGCATAAGCATATTCGTCTACTACACGGCCTGGATCTTTCCGGCCGCCTGAGCCATTCCCCGAGCAAAACCCACACCCCGCCCATTGAGCGGGTTTTTCCGTTAAGAGGATCCCTAAATGGGCAAGTTAGCCAACGGCTCGGCCGTTCAGTATTACTACGTCGAGGAAGTGGCAGGAGCTGTACCTGCTACACCGGCCTGGAAGCCGATCCGCTTCGTCAGCGCCGGCCTGACGCCGAACATCAACCAGATCGATACGGCGGAAATGAACCAGTCCCGCCAGCGCCCTCCGAGCCGCGGCGGCACCTACAGCGTGGCTGGTGATATCGCTGTCGAGCTGTCGTTTGCCAGCTTCGACGACCTGATCCAGGCCGCCATGCAGGGCACCTGGACCGCGAACGTCCTGAAGATCGGCAAGGTCGAGCGCTCGTTCGCGATCCTGGAGCGACACACGGACATCGGCATCGACTACTGCTATCACGGCTGCCGAGTAAGCAAAATGGCGATCAGTTCCCCGCTGAACGCCAAGGTTGGTGTGACCTTCAGCATGATGGGCACCAAGGCCGACAAGTACACGATCCCTGTCGGCTCAACTTACATCGCGGCAACTGCTACCGACACCATGATCACCACTAACCTGGCGCTGACCGAGGGCGGTGTCCCAGTGGCCTATGCGACCGAGTGGAGCGTTGATCTGGATAACGGCATGGAGGCGTTGTTTGCGCTGGGCAGCCGCGAAGCCTTTGACATCTCCAATGGCGTGGCGGTGGTTACCGGCTCGATGTCGGCCTATCTGGTTGATGCGGTGCTGTGGGACAAGGTTCTCGACGAGACTTCGACCTCGCACGTTATCGAGTTCACTGAAGGCGCCGACAGCTACACCCTGGAATTGCCAAAGGTCCGCTACACCCAAGGCCAGAAGCAAACCAGCGGCCCGGGCGCAATCATCCCGCAATACACCGTCAGCGCCGGTTACGACGACGTGCTGGCCACCACCATGATGATCACGCGCACTGGCGCTTAATCGTCTCGCTGCAATGAGGGGCTTTCGAGCCCCTTATTTATTACTGATCCCCAAGCCCTGGCACACGCCGGGGCTTTTTGTTTCTGCTGCAAGGCAATCAAACACGCAGCCTAGGCCCGTACAGCCGAACGGCGGATGTCCGCTCATCCATCCGCCCTGGCTGCGTTTCTATTCGACTGGTGAGCGAGGCATTACCGATGAACAGTGTTACTGAACTGGTTGAATCGCTTGATGTGAGCGTGAAGGCTAACCTTGCCTTTGACAGTCTGATTGACCGGCTGCTCGCTACATTCAGAGCGTGTGGTATGGCTGCTCCGTGCTCGATAATCGATGACCTGGCCGTCTACAGGGCTATTAATGAGATCACCTTGTGCATCACGGCTTCCGGCAACGACCCTAGGGTCGTCGATCTCTGCCGATGCGCACTAGAGTGCTCAGGCATAAGCAAGAATGAAATCAGGATCGATGCGGACGGAATAGTTAAACGCCGACAGATCTATTTCGTGAAAAACAGTAGCGGTCTTATCAAGATTGGTTCGACCATGGACGTGTTATCAAGAGTCAAGGGATTGCAGACTGGAGCTGGAGAGAATCTTGAGGTGCTCGTGCAGATGGACGGGTCCACCGGCATGGAAAAGCATCTGCATAAACGCTTCTCTGGCTCAAACGAGCATGGAGAATGGTTTAGGCCTGATATCGAAGTACTTGAGTTCATAAAAAGCCAGCGGAAAGACTGCTGACAAAAATCGTTAACCAACACTAAAGAATCCTAAATGCCCGCCACTGAGCGGGCTTCTTTTTGCCTGGAGATTCACCGAATGACCACTAAAGCCGAAAAAGCCGCTGCAACCATCAAGCCATTCGCTCTGTCCGATTTCTTCACCTTGGGCGCGCTGGAGAAGGGCAAGAAGCTGCCGCTGACCCTGCCGGACGGCACCGAAACCGAGCATTACCTGATGGTACTGGGTGCCGATGCGCCTGCCGCCCGTAAAGCCCTGCTGGAAGCAACTCGAATCCTGCGCGATGAGGGCAAGGAAGGCATGTCGGTAGAAGAAGAGGCCGCCATCTCTCAGCGTGCCAACCTGCTGTACCGTTCCGCTCTGGCCTTCGACTGGTCGCTGCCGGTGCCATACAGCAAAGAAGCCGTAGCCGAGCTGCTGCTCAACAACCCCGGCCTGGCGAATGATGTCGAGCGACTGGCGAGCGACCGCGCCCGTTTTTTCGCTCCAGAGTTGAAAGCCTCCTAACCCACTGGGAAGGCGAGGCCAAGCTCAATAAGCCGGTCAAAGGATCGACTGCCACCACCCGCGATCACCTGACGCGGGTCTGGAATATGACCGGCCACAAGCCTCGGGAGCTGGATATTCCAGCCATGCCCGAGGGTATGGGCTATCTGGCCGGCTTGTTCTGGGAGCTCAAGCGCACCAGCGATCCGCTGACCTGGCAAGAAATGGACGCCTGGACGCGGATGATGGATCGGCAGATCGAACCAGAAGAGGCCCGGGTGCTGATGAAGATGGATGGTATTCACTGCCGCGTGATGAATGAGGGGTGAGCCCAGCCCCGCGCTGGGCTTTTTGCATCTAAATCAGTTCGCGAGCCCTGGCCTTTCTACGCAATGTAAGCATACATCGTTGCGCACTACCTTTCCGCCGATCTGGTGAAGGACGACAGAGATATCTTCAATCTCTAGGTGCGTACCTGGCGTACCTCGATAGTCGTCTGAATCGAGGTCAAGATGCACGCCGATATTTAGATGGGGCAGCGGGCCGTCCGACTCAATGCTGGCGACCTGCTGGTCTTCTCCAAGGATAAAAAGGTAGGTGTGCTTCATTTAAGTTGCCTTCTGAGTTCTCGGTGCGGGAAGAAGAGGGTTGCAGTTATGCGCGAATCTCTTCCCGATCAGGTGTGAGCCAAACTTCGATCAATTACGGACTCAAGTAACGTAGGTGACGCACCACAAAGAAGCCCCAGCTTACGGCCGGGGCTTCAGGTGACGACACCGACCTCCACGGAAGAGTCGTCACTGAGAATATAGCACTGCGGTGGAAAAGTGCTGTGTCGCTGGGGTAGCCGGGTTTAGCGGGCATGAAAAGGCCCAGGCTGGTGCTGGGCTTTGGAGTTCACCCAGATGGGCGAACAGCGGGGGGGACTGGTTTCTTCAAAAGCTAATGTCAATCTCAAAGAAATGGGATCGCTGGGCCTTATAACCAGCCTCCGATAACTCTCGGACGATGCCGCTCATGATTTCATCGTGTGTTTCGTCGCCTTCTATCAGGCCGAGAAACTCACCCGAAACAACAACACCGCCTGCGCCAGTCTTGGCCGCAGATAGGATCTCAGACTGAAAATGATCCCTCAGCCTTTTCGGCAGGTTCTTTTCTTCAATTTCAGAAATTTCCCTGATGCGCTCGACGCTCAGAAACTCGGAAAGGTGCTGGTCTGCAATCAGGCTCAACTCAAGACGGCTCACGATCTCCGCATTGACGGAGCGCTTTGATTCATAAGCGGCGCGCTCCACTGCTTCGCGAAGCGAAGGGGTCATGCGGAGCGGGTACGCCGCCTGCTGCTTTTTTTCGCTCATCTATATGGGTCCGATTCTGTATTGCGGCCAGTATGCGAAAAGAATCTGTTTGAGATCAATGAATCTATTTGACATCTAAGATGGTGAAGATATCTAATAGATTCATTGCCAGAGAGGTGAATATGAAAAAAACACAACGATCGTCCTACCCGCTACGCCTGGAGGAAGTCACCAGAGCAAAGGCTGATGATGTCGCAAAGCAGAACCGCCGGAGCTTAAACGTTGAACTTGGCTTGCTGATTGAGGAGGGGCTGAAATGGCGGGAAATGCAGAGCGAGCAGGCGAGAGCCTAAAACGAAGAAGCCCCGGCGTGCAGGCCAGGGCTTCAGGTAACGAGATCAACTTCGGAGAAGAAATCGTCATGGCGAAGCATAGCACATCGGAAAATCCCACCTCACCAATTTTAAAAGATCACGTCTATGTGATCGAGTTTGGCTCGGGCTTGGTGAAGGTTGGTAGGTCAATCCACCCGAATCGGCGTGCAGCAAATATTGCGAGCGGGTCAGGTCGGAAGCAGATGCGTTTGTGGATATCTCCTGCGGTTCATGGGGCTCGGCCTTGGGAAGCAAGAGCGCATGCCGCGCTTGGTGATTTTCGTCAAATCGGCGAGTGGTTCAAATGTTCTTTCGAAGATGCGGTGAGTGCGGCAGAAAATGCACAGCGTTCCGAAGAAATTTGGTCTGCCGCTGGCCAGGAAAAGCTTGCCGAGGCATCTGCAAAAAGATTTGAGATGCTGAAGTCTCTTATTTTGTTGTCCGCAAATGACGACATGAGCCGGATATTTGCACGCTTCAAGGTTAAGTTTCTGGACGACATGAGAGAGAGGGCCATAAAAAACTGTGAGGCCTATCTCTCATATCGAGCCGCGGCCGAGCGTTGCTTCTGGGCGTGCGTTCAGCGAGAAAGCAGTGATGCTGAGGACGGGCGAGACATAGCGCTTGCGCTTGCCTACTCAGATGAAGAGTACCTCGCTGCAAGCAGGATTGAGCATGTTCATCTTGGGATTACGATGGAGTCCTGCATGCTTGTACTCAATGACGTCGAGGCAATTCCTGCGATGCTAGAAGAAATAGAGGCGATAGCCCTCAGCCGGATAAGCGAACGCGAGGTGACAGCATGAGCATGCAATCTTTCATTCCGGTAATCGCCGACAAGACAATCTCGCATGAAGCGCTATTGGTTGACGCCAGAGCTTTGCACCGCTTTCTAGAAGTGGAAGCGCGTTTTAATGACTGGATCGCTCGTCGTGTTTCTGAGTATGGGTTTCAGGAGGGCGAGGACTTTTACTCAGTCTTGAGTAAAAGCTCGGGAGGCCGTCCCGGCAGGGAATATCGCATCACCTTGGACATGGGCAAAGAGCTGGCGATGGTGGAACGAAATGATAAAGGCCGTCAGGCTCGTCGCTATTTCATCGAGTGTGAGAAGCGCCTTGCTCAGGTAGCTCCTCGCGATGCGGCGACAATCATGAATCAGACGATCGGCACTGACGGCTTCCACATGCTGGGCGCAGTAGTCAAGGGTAAGGTGGCGAGCCTTCCGGCCATAGCTCAGCGGCGGGCAACTGCGAAGATTTGGTCGCAGACCCATGCCGCATTCGGCGTCCGTTCAGCCGCTGATATTCCTGCTGAGCAGTTGGATGCCGCCCGCAACTTTATTGCTGCTTATGTGGTGCTTGAGGGTGAATACATCCCCCGCGAGCCAAAATCTGATCGCCTGAATATCCACTTCCCGATTCAAGCCCTGGCCGGTCGCCGTGAGGGGATGCTCACGGATCGCGGAGACGGTCAAGCATGGCTTGATGTGTCACTTCAAGACGTTGGCTATCACCATGACTCGCTTTGTGAGCTGATTATTTTCGAGCTGCAGAAGGCGGGGTACGTGGTCGATGCTGCGCAATGGGAGCTTGCCACCTACCGTAATAAATTGCGCGGTATCGCCAGCTTCGTCAGCGGACTGAATCGCGTCGTCGAGGATCCTCAGCGTTATGCTGTTGCGGGGGATGCGGCATGAGCTGGGAGAAGGTTGTGGAGGTGGCGCGGCAATACCGCGGAGCAGATGTTCTTTACTGCCTTACGTTTACGCATGACCTCATGAAGGTCGGAAGAACTAAAAATATGCCGTCAAGGCTGGAGGGGCTCAGCGCCCATGGCGTACTGAAACCCCTTATCGAGGATCTAGTCGTCCAGCCGGTAGAGAAGTGCGCTCACGACGCAGAGCGGATTGCACTTAAAGCATTCTCACTTATCGCAAAGAAAAGCGGGCCAGAAGTGTTTTCAAAGCTTCATCTGGCGTTAGTTCGGAGTGTTTTGCTAGCCGCAGCAGACGAGGCCAGGGATAGGCCTGATGCTATAGAGCAGACACATGAATCGTTCGACCTTTTGGCTGCAAGCTGCGGAATGTATGCATCTATGATCCATATCGCACTCGCTCGGGCGAAAGAGCATGGCATGCACTCTAGAGCCGAAAAGCTTTCAGAAATAATAAAACGCACCGCCCCTGAAGATTTAAATGAAGTCGCCAGGCGCTTGCTTGGAAATGCTTAGATAGCCGAAGGCGCGAACAGCTTCAGATGACGCTCGGGCTTGAAGCTGCATAGATCGAAGCAAAAAATCACTACCCCGCACATGCGGGGTTTTGGCCGTTCCTTCTGATGATGGTAGATTACCGCTATCTAAAGGGAGGGATACCGGATGGCGGCAGTTAAATGCAAGGGGTGCGGCGCTCAGGTTTGGACGAAGGCAGGCGCCTGCCCGGTCTGCGGAGCAAAACCGTCACGGAAAGCGAAGGTGTTGGCTTGGGTAGCGCTTGCACTGATCGTTTTTGTGGTCCTGAAAGGTGTCTTCAGCGGAGAGCCTGCGCACACCACCGCACAAAAAAGCACTCCGATGGATGTCGCGGAAGGCGTGACTGCAAGTCAGTCAATGCCAGAGCTGAGTTCTGGCCCAGCGCCGATTAGAAGCGGCGCACTCGACAGTTACACGAAAGCTACGCACCCCAAAATATATGCAAAATGGGGTGCCGAAGGAGCAAAGAAAATTGAAGCCCACCAGAAGCTTGCTGCAAAGCTGATAGCAGCGTCTGGCAGGTGTGACGCGGTTTCAATAGTCGGCCTGTCCGAGCAGCGGAGCAGCCCGCCATCGAACATTGTGGTTTTCGTAGATTGTGAAAACGGCCAACGGTTCTATATCGGGCCAAATGATCTTGGCTCTCCGCTGAAGTCAGAGGCTGAGCGCGCCTTGAATAAAGAATCGGCAATTTCAATTTGTCGCGACTCAGTGAGGGCCGCTGCAAAATTTCCATCGTCCGTGAATTTTAGCGCCTTCGGCACGGTCGCCGAGACAAACAAAACAACGGGCGGAACATCGGTCTATATGGACTTTGAGTCGAAGAATGAACTGGGTAATTTAATACCGCAGCGGGCTACATGTGTCTTCCCTGTTAGCGGAAAGCCAGAACTGCGAGTCGGCAGCAGATAACGCCGAACAAACCAAACAAGCCTCGCTAAGTGCGGGGCTTTTTTTCGACCGGAGGAAAGTATGCGGCCCCAGGATTTCTATGTGATACAGAGAGCGGAAGAGGGGCGTCGCGTCGATCTATCGAATCCAGACGGTACACCTAGCGGTCACTGGATGGTTGTTAGGTCTGTTCTCTCAAGCCAGTACGAAGAAGCATTCAAGCAGATTAGTCGTACCGCACTGGGCGAGGTAATGCAGATCGCAAGCGCCGGAGACAAGGCGGCGATAGCGCTGATGACCAAGATGCTAAGGCGCAACCGTAGGGCCCGGCTCGTCGCGTCCTTGATCGCTGACTGGTCATTTGATTGCGACTGCTCGGAGCAAGAAAAAACCCGACTCCTCGTAAGCGCTCCGCGACTTCGGCGCCAGATCGAGCGTATCAGTGAAACAATATTCGTAGCTGGAGCGGGTCATGACTGAATACGCAAAGCTGGTTATCTCGGTAGACAGCACCCAGGCAAAGAAGGCTGACAATGATCTAGGGGCACTAGACAAAAGTGCGTCACGCCTCACCTCCGGCCTTAGCAAGATGATTGCCCCGCTGGTTTCAGTCGCCGCTGCTATGGCTGCGCTGAACAAGGCGTCCGACGTTCAGCGACAGTTTGACGTGCTTAATGCCGGCCTTATCACTGCCACCGGGAGCAGCGAGAAGGCAGCAAGCGCTTTCAAGGCTCTGCAAGAGTTTGCTCAAAAAACACCGTATGACCTGAATCAAGCGGTCAAAGGCTTCACGCAACTGGTTAACCTTGGCCTAACCCCGTCCGAAAAGGCCTTGATGTCCTACGGCAACACTGCGTCAGCTATGGGCAAAGACCTCAATCAGATGATCGAGGCAGTTGCTGATGCTGCTACTGGCGAGTTTGAGCGCCTGAAAGAGTTCGGCATCAAAGCCAAGGTGAATGGAGATCAGGTATCGCTCATTTTTCAGGGCGTGACGACAAAGGTCGGCAATAATGCAAAGGAAATTGAAAGTTTTCTTATAAAGCTGGGAGAGACAAAGTTCGGCGATGCCATGGCATTGCGGATGGCGACACTGGACGGCGCCGTATCCAACCTTGGAGATACTTGGGAGAACACTTTCCGCCTTGTCAATGATGCCGGGCTTGGCGATGTCATGAGAGGGGCCGTCAATGACGCGGCGAATGCGCTTGCCGAGCTGAATTCCATGCTCGCGTCAGGCGAAATGGAAGGCTATCTAGAGGCTTCGGCTGTTGCGTGGGCTGGCTGGTCGAGAGACATAACTGAATCTATCGGCGCAGTAAGTGCTTTTCTGGACGAGACGTGGGCTGATTGGGGCGATGGAGCAAAGGACGCCTCCAAAGGCATGTACTTGGGCTTTAAGGAGTTCCCGGCCGAGATCCGGGCTTATTTCCAAGAGGCAGCGGTAGAGGCGATCTCTTTTGTTGATCGCCTGGTTGCTCAGGGCGCTTACGCGAAAGATGCCATCGCCGCAATCTTCGACAACACCACGCTGGATGATGCGCGCAAGAAGTATGACGCGACGGTGAGCGTGTCCAACCAAGTCCGCCAGGACATGATCGATGATATCTCGCAAGAAAAAGACGCGACGATTAATGCGGTAAACGAAAAGATCGAGTCATCCAAGGGGCTTCGCCACGAATACGACCTCCAGCAAAAGGCCGCCAAGGCTTTAACGGGGGATCGCCTAGCTCAGTACAAAACAAAGGGTGACGGTTCTAGCGCCTCATCCTCTTCTGCGGTTGAAAGGGCGGCAAAGGCTGCACAGTCGCTTGTCGAAACCCAGGCAAAAGCGGAAAAGTCATTTCTCGCAACAACAGCTATTACCACTAACTCCACCAATGCCATGGCCGACGCCTACCTCTCCGGCGCCGACAGCGTGCGCGAACTGGCAATCCAGCAGAAGATCGAAGAGGAACTGCTCAAGACTGGTGTCGGTGCGCGGGATGCAGTAACTGCCGCAGTCAATCGTGAGGCCGACGCCAAAGATCGTCTGGACATTGATCAGTCAATTGCCAGCATGCGCACGGAAACAACCAATACGCTTGCCCAGGCCACGGCAACACTGCAAGGCGCGGACGCTCTCGAAACGTTCAACATCCAGAAGTCGATGTCTATTGCGCTCTCGGGCAAGAAGATCGATATCGGTTCCAAAGAATACAAGCAACTCCTGGAGCAGACAAAAGCCCAACTGGATGCCAACAAAGCGCTGGAGCAGGCCGGAAAGGTCGAAGGGGTCGTTGACCGGCTGAACCCTCAGATCAAGCTACTCAAGGATTTCACTGCCGAGCAGGAGGCTCTCAACGCGGCAATAGCCTCGGGCGTCGGTGATACCGCCCTTTACCAAGATGCTCTGGTCAAGCTCGGCAACGAGTACGAGGTCAACCGCAGCAAGGCCACGCTGTGGGGCCAGATGACCGAGGGCGCAATCGACCGCATCGACGAAGCCTTCGCCACGGCTTGGGGCAACATCGGCAGCGGCGCGGAAAGCCTGTGGGACAACTTGAAAAAGGGGTTCAAGCAGACGCTCGGCGAGATCGCGCACATGCTTACCACCAAGCCGCTGTTGGCCTCCATCAGCAACTGGCTGACTGGTACCGACAATGGTCAGGGCTTGTCGTCGATATGGGGCAAACTTCTCGGTAGCGCAACGGGTCAGGGCGGATCCGCGGGCGATGCTAACGGCTTGGGTGGCATGGTTAGCCTTGGCAAAAACCTGTACTCGGCGTGGAGCAATCTCACTGGAGTGGGTTCGTCGATTGCTTCGGGCTACGCGTCCGGCGGCATCAGCGGGGCGCTCTCGGGCGGTGTTGGCTACTACGGCAACATGCTGTCCAGCTTGGGCAGTACG